CTCACCTATAGTATTATAATAGCATCCCGCGGGATGCTTGTCAAGCGCCCATCACAGGCGCTTTATTGTTAGTTTTACTTCTGACATTTGATGTATGTGATCACTAACCACAATATATTCAAGTTTCAGAGTTTCTTCAAAGTGTCTATTGATATAACTAACGGCTTGTTCAAAACCTTCAACTCTGTCGGGTGGTATATAATATCCAATTTCCATTTTTTTATCATTATGATCGTGTATTGTCAAGTAGCGAATGTTAGTGTTTAAATCTGTAAACTTTGCTAGATACAGTAGTTCTTTAATTGATTCACTAAACTGTTCGCCACCAACAAATAATTGGTTTGCGTAGTCTAATTCTTTTTCGTTCATTGTTAATCCCCTTAGTGATACATACTTTTTTGTTTTTCTTTTAACTCATTGCGCATTTCTCGCAACTGTTTTTTCATTTCTTGTATTTGTTGGAGTAGTTCTTTGACTTTATCCGAGCGTTTCTCTAATTCTTTACAGTTCATTTTAATCTCCGTCAAATAAATCACTAAATGTGCCACCGCCCACTGGAGTATCAAAGTCACCATGAATTTTATAACTTAGTGCTTCTGATTCAGTAATGCGTTGTTCTAGTTTTGGTTTGGAATCAGCATCTATAATGTCATGCTCTACAAGTTTCATACCTGAATAGATACCCCATTCGCAATTGATTACTTGACCCCAATTTTTAATATTTCGATTCCCAGATACAATGTATACTGAGAAATGTTTACCATTCAAATCTCTGAATTTAGCAGTGATAAATGGTGCTGTGATTTTACTTTCTTTCCAATCACTAACTTCTGTTAGAACATAATATAGTTCCGGGTTTATGTTGTTTTCCATAGTTTTCCAGCCTTTATTTGGGATACCATTGATTGCGCAATGCCGAACCTCTCCGCGATTTCAACTTGCGTCATATCGTCACATCCATATTTGATTTGTGCTACATCTGTTTCTGAAAGTTTTTTCGATTGTGCGACTCTGCTGTCTGTTGTAAAGTGTTCTGGGTTTACACACAGTTTGTTACCACAGGTTCTGAATAGTCGCTTAGGAGCAGGTTCTCCATGATGAATCTCGTATGCGACACGATGACCTTTTGCTAACTTACCATCCCAACGTTGGAATGGGTAACCTACTGGGTCAAGAGCGCCTGTCCACAACCAACAACCACTGTCAGATGAAGTCTTGTCTACTTTTTTAAAGTGATTTTTAATTTGCTGTTCTTTGTTTGTCATATATTTTCTCCTTATTTGTATATATACTTATCATTATACGCTATTATATACAAATAATCAACAAAAATGAGCATTTTTTAGGCAAGGAAAAGCCCCTTACTTAAAAATTGGGAAAATGAGTAAGGGGCTTTTATAACGGAGATTTAATAAAGATTATGCCTAATCTTCAATTATGAACGAGTAACCAGACAAGACTGAATTAACCTGATTACTTTTTCATTATAGCAGAGTAAGTGGGCTCTGTCTACACTTTTATTTATACTTTTTCTCGTAATAATATTTTAGTAGTTTCTGTGGAGGAACATCTAGATAACTTGCTATTTCATCTATTAGAATACAGTCACGAGTAATCATTCGGTCGATAGCACCAAAGTTCCAACCATTTTCATCTTCAATATCTGGGTAACGAGCACTAAAGTGAATCTTAGCAACCTTTTGATGTTTGTTGTTGAAGATACCACGAGCATGACAACCAATGTTAGCAATACGGTCGTGGTCTTCTTCTGTGTGTGCTAGAATCAAACAAAGAGAATCACGACTATAATTCTTTGCGAGTTTGTAGTTGTCAGTTACAAGCGTAAACGAAATATTATAGTCTTGAAATATCTTTATTTTCTGATATGTGTCAATTACAAAGATTGAATGATATGCTGGTAGTTGCGTCATCCTATTGTCGTGTATGCCCAAGTCTCTACTGAGCATTGCGATACCTCTAATAGAAACCCCTCTTCCTATAAATTTCCAATCTATTGTTTGGTGAGCCATGTTATCTCCTTAGAATGTTGATAGTGCCGAACGGACCCAACCAGTTCCGTTTACATAAATGTAAATGTATGAACCATCGTAACGAATTTCACCGTTAGCACCTGCTGTATCACCAGTTGATGTTGGAGCAGTGCCAGGGTTTGTCAATCGTAATGAACTAATATTGGCAGTAGTTGATCCGAAAGATGTTGTGCTAAGACTGGTCAAAATAGTGCTGCCACTTTCAGCAACTAATGCTTTCCAACCAGCGGCTGGCTCGTAAACTTTTAATTCTTTATCAGTTGTGTCCCAATAAACTGTTCCTGCGGTTACACCACCTCCACCGGAAGTCCCGCTAGCAAATGTAATCGGAACTGAGAATGTTGCCGCAGAACTAGAATAAGATACTACCTCAGTGTCAGTAGTTCCGAATTGATTCTTGTGGTGAACAGATATAGAAAGACTACCATTTGCTTCAACGAGTGGACCATCAGCGCCTGAAGGACCATTAACTTTAGCAGTGTATGAAGATAGTGGGAAGAAATCACCGTTGTCAGAGGTCATTCCTTGATAAACTTGAACACCAGATCCACCCCAATCCCATGCGTTCGGAGCAGAAGCGGTTGAATGTAGAGTTTCGTAACCAATTGTTTTAACCTGACCATATGAACTAGTAGACCCGGCATAATACATACCAGGTGCTTCTAAACCTGCGATTGCTGATACAGCCGCAGTATCATTTAATGTTGTAGTAGAGTTAAAAGTCATTGCTTCGATATCTAAAGCAGTAACATTACCAGATGCTAAGTGAGTTGTAACATCACTGTCGCCGTATGAGGTATAGACAGTGTTTTCCCAAGTAGAACTAGTTGTGTTATATGTTAGAACGTCGCCGTTTGCTGGCGTAGTAATAGTTACATCACTCAACGCATTTAAGGCTGTCAAACTTCCTTGGTCTGTATTCACCCATACAGTGCCGTTATATTCTAACATCTGCCCGGCTGTTGGAGTTGTGATTGTTACATCACTTACGTCATTTAGAGCAACAGTTGTTAGATATCCTTGAGTTGAGTGGTCACCCCAACCGTGTGCCGTATCCCAGTTTGTAATGTTACCTGCTACAATACCACTTGCCGCACTTGATGTGAATACCGGGTCTGTTTCTGCTGTTAGATAAGACTGTAAATCGGTGATTTGTGATTCAGTAACAGTAAGAGCACCATTCTTCCAAGTTGTGTTTGCTAAGTCGTAACTTAGAACGTCACCATCACCTGGAGTTGTGATTGTTACATCGCTTACCCCGTTCAAATCTATTGTTGTCAAGTAAGATTGTAAATCAGCAATTTGTGATTCTGTGATAGTTAAGTTGTTGTTGACCCAGTTAGTGCCGTTATACTCTAATACTTGACTAGTTGCTGGTGTAGTTATAACAACATCAGTTAGACCATCTAAGTCAGTAGCGCCCGCTGGTGAGGATGCGTTTACCCACACTGTTCCGTTGTATTTTAGAACTTGGTCGGTTGATGGAGTTGTGATTGTTACATCACTTACATCATTTAGAGCAACAGTTGTAAGATAGGCACCCAAATCAGAAATCTGTGATTCAGTTAGAGTAATGTTACCTTGGTGTTGTGTGACAGAAGACGAAGAAATGTATGCGTCTGGGACTGTTACCCAAGTGACAGAACTACTCAAATCGTTGACTTCCGCTGTATCATTATCTGCGGCATTCACCCAAGATGTGCCGTTGTATTTTAGAACTTGACCATTTGTTGGTGTAGTTAGCGCAACATCAGTTAATTCGTTCAAATCTGCCGCACCAGTTGAACCAGTGATAGTATAAGCAAGTGAGTTCCAAGCGGTAGTGCCATCGCCTATTTTAAGTTTATTTGTGTCAGTTTCAAAGCCTGCTTCACCTGCGGCAAGTGTTGGGTTATTGCTTGTCCAGTTAGCGGCTGTATCTCTGCGTAGTTGAATTTGAATTGCCATTAGGCTGTTCCTCCATTAATATTGTAATCGTAAGTTGATGTAGCGGCACCACCATTTGCTGTGTAAACATAAGATGAACTAGATAAACCGCCGTCTAGTAGGTTGCCATCAGTAACAATACCCATGACAATTTGGTCTTCACTAGCACCGCCAGTGACCATTTTATTGGTCCAGTATCCAAGTGCCGCATCGAAAACAATACTTTCACCATCTTGTGGGTTGTTTAAAACGACTGGTAGAAAACCAACATTATTTACAAACTTAGAAATGTTAATATCGTTTGCTAAGTTTTCTTCTGTGATTGTTCCCGTATATCCGGGTGTTAATATTGCCATATTACCTCCTAGTGGTCCGTATCGTCTTTGTTGTTAAGAAGAATACTGGGATTGTTATCCCAGTAGACATTCGTATCGTATTCTATCAGTGTCAATTGAATTGTGTGGTCTGCTGTTAGAACTTGGTTAACAACACGATATAATTTGTCTGTTTGACCGAGTGTGTCATTTGTAAACTTAACTACATCGCCAACTGTTACTTCAAATAACTGCGTGGTAGTTGTTACTTTAAGAGCACCGCTTTGTCTTGATTGGTTAATTTCTTCAGTTGCTAATCGTTCAATCATAGTGACTGAAGTTGTGTGCGGTAAAGTCATTTCACGAGTTAGTTTCACACCATCACTCGCAATTAGCGAATCACTAGAAACAATCTTGAAGTCTTCTTGGTAATTGAATTCAGCGTTTTCATTATTTAACTTAGCGCGAATATGGTTTATTAGTGTGCGTTTACTACCCACTGTGTATTCTATATCACCAATAATGTTATTGTCTGTAATTGAGTATACACTACTTGTATCTACAGGTTTATCAACATGTAATTCGTATCCGTTTGAAGCAGTAATGAATCCACGGCATGTTTGAAGTAATTCAACTACCGTATCGAACATACGACCATCAACGTTAACATAACCATTTGTAGTGTATCGTTTTTCCGTTGACGCATCGCTATTTGTCACTACTTCATCACAATATGTTGCTGTTGCGTTGAATGAAGTTGAGTCTATCAGTGAAAACGGAATACCTTTACCGTAATTTGGGTTGACAAGATAATCGTAAATGATTCGTGCTGGGTTGTTGCTGTATGACAAGTTAGCATTCCACGCACTACCTATTGTTGGGACTGTCTTGCCTTCAACTAGAGCAGTAACATTAGGAAGACCACCGCCGTATACGTCTTGGTCAAATTCAAATCTTACATACAAATACGCAATACCATTACCAACATGGTTGTTGGTCCAACCAACATCCTCTGCTACAAGTGTTGCGTCTGCTGTTGTTTGATCGCCTTTGTATGCTATAACTTGTAAAAAACCACTATATTTACTTTCATAACTCCAAGTAGCACCACCGTCACTACTAGTTGCGGCAAGTTCATCATTTAAGTAAATCTTTTTGATTGCAGATATTGGTCCTTCACATAAAGCAACAACAGAATGTAGATACTTATTGTCAGCGCCGTTAGATGCTATGAAAATTCGTGTCCCGCCTATTCTGCGTTCACCATAAACAACTGGAACTGGTTGAGAAGAACCTTCTTTGTTGACAAGAGACCCACGAGAAGCGGAACTATCAAAACTTGGTATGTCTGGTGCTAATAATTTAGTGGCTGCGTATATTGTCGCACCGATTGCTACGAAGCCAACTATTGTCGCGGCTACACCTGTAAAACCTAACCAAACACCTATTCCTGTGAAAAATCCTGCTCCTAATACTGGCATTATTCTTTCCTCCTGTATATCTTGTAATCGCCAGGTATTTCTGATATGTGGCGTAAAGTAAAAACATCGCCTACTGCTACTAACACAGTATACGGAGTAACAACTGGCATTGCTAATCTGTAAGTCATTCGTGGTATGTCAAATGTGATAATATCTCCAGGAAGTAATTTACCTTCTGTTTCATAATAACCAAAATGTTCGAATAAACCATCCACTGTGATATTTAAAGAGTTGAATACAGTGTTTGCTTCTTTTGCGTCACTATATGTGCCGAGTATCCGATCAAAGAACTCTGGCATCGGCACTAGAGAAAACAAAGACGCAAATCTAAATGCTACAGTGTTACAATCGTTCACACTCCAAATGAATTCAGTGCCAACTATTGATTCTACAAAACGAGTAACTGATATCCTCACGCTCGCCCCCATTTAATGTCACGCTGTGTTTCTGTTGCGAAACTAAAGAATTCATCTCCTGGGTGTAGCACTTGCTGTTCTGTATTATTGGTATGTCTACCATTTTGAGAATCAAAGTCTACCCAGTGACTACTCGCTGAAACACCTAGTGTTGCTGTGCGAGATTGAAAGTCTTCTTTGACTATTGGTTGGTCAATACGACCATCAAACACAAGGAATGGTGTTCCAATAATCGTATTGTCAGTATCTAGTAGCGCACGGTGAATAGTCACACGACGGTCAATGTAGTCGTAACCTAAGAACAGTTTGACATTTTCACTCGGGACTGCGCTCATTGAAATGTTTACGCTTTGAATTGAAAAGTTCTGTTCTTCTGTTATGTCACTAACACCCATAACACCAAATGTAGCAGTGTAAAGATTGCTATTCCAAGTGATATCGTGTTGATAGTCAGTATAATGGTGCTCATTACCGTCTACACCTGCGTCAATGTAGAATGTGATTAAGTTTACTATCGTGTAGTTGTTTTCTGCTAATTTTGCTAATACTGAAGCATTTAAATTTCTTGACATTATAAGTCCTCCACTAGACTGTATTTAACAACTACAAGACCAGCACCATTTGTGCCATATTCGAATTGATCATCTTCGAAACGCACTTTAAATTGGGTGTAGTGCCCTTCATAATCACCGCCTGCTACGGCTATATCATCGCATAGGAATACATTAGCACCAGTGACATCCTGTTGTAGATTTGGTGCTATTCGTAGTGTTACAAGACCATTTGATTGATCCGAATAATATGTTGTTTTATATATCTTGTCGTGGTTGTCAAAACGAATCAATAGATTAGCGGGATAAGTGTCAATGTCATTCGGAACATTGACAATAATTCTCCTATCACCTATCGTTCCTGTTGATTCGCCTGTGACTGTATCTATGCCAGAATTTACGGCTAAACTAGTTAGCGTAGTTGCTGAATTCGATTTGACATAATTAGCAAATGATTTTGCTGCTATATGTGGTATTCTAAAATAGAACGGTGAACTTCTTCCTTGATAGAAGTTAAACGCAGATAGTAATTCATCCGCATCAGTGATATGTATAGGAGGGTATTCTACTTCAAATTTGAATCGTTGATAATTAACAGACTTAGAAATAGTAATTGAACGGTTGTCGGTAGTTAGCGAAGGATATTCACTAGTAACCTGTATAGAACTAGGTAGAATAACATTTCCAAGTGAGTCATAAGGAACAAAGTGAGTTTCTGTCAACATTAGTTTACCTCCTCAATGTATTTTAATTTGATAGTGACCAATTGTGATCCATCCGTAGTATAACTTATATAGTCATCTTGAAGACGAACTTTAATAATTGCTTCTCCTAATGCAGATAATCCCCATGGGTATCCTCTTGACGCAAGATCCGCTTTTACTGTTGATGTAACGGAACCGAGCGGAATAGGAATATAAAACGGTGTGCTTTTACCTTTGTAAAGTTCAATTAAGGAAATAAGATGTTGAGCATCGTCTATATGCATCGGAGCATAATTGAATTCAAAAGTATATCTCATTGCTCCAGACGATACTATGTTAGATTTCATAGACCTAGTCGTATGTTTGATAGATGGTCTATTAAAACCTACAATAACCGATTGTGGGTAAGGCAGTGTCGGGCTTTTTGATGTAGCAGAAATAAAGTCTGATTTATTACAAACATCTGCGGAACCAATAATAGTTGCTGTATATGTAACACCATCAACGAATACAATGTCACTAAGGTCGGCATTCCAAATTTGAGAATTGATTACTATCGGAACATCTGAGTATACAGATCCGTCGCTACCTTGTATAGTCAATGAAGACACATATTGATTTGCTATATTACCAGAAAGAACGGCATCACCGTAATCCGGTTTAAAGAAATCAGCACTTATGATTATGTTGTGATATGTCTTTGTTAGTTCATCAAACGATGTGCCTGGATCGCCTGTCGCTGTTACTGTAGCCGTATAATCAACCCCATCAGTAAATGATAGTGTAGTTAAATCAGCGGCATACAAATCGCCAACTATGTTATAGAAAGTTGTTGGTTGTGAAGATAAATCACTGCCAGTTATAACAACAGTAACATTATCAAATCCTGCCTGTAAGAATTTAAGTTCTTCTAAGCCAGCACACATATTGAATGAAGTTATGGCAACAATAATAGGAGTGCTAGTAATGTAAGCATTATCAACACACCATCCGGCAGTAGCAGTAACGCTAACAAAATATTCAACTCCTTCTGTAAATGTTATACCAGTAAGGTCAGCCGTCCACGAAGTGCCAGTGACTATGACAGGAGGTGTATACGAAGATTGGTCCGTTCCTTCTATTGTCATAGTAATAGTTTCTTGATTGATTACAAAACCAGAAATATCTGTGCTTGAGAAATTTGAGATATAAACAGAAACGAAGGTAGGGTTATAATACTCTTCTACAACAGTTGATCCGTTCGTATTAGTCGCTGTGACTGTAAATGTATAATCTTTGTTTTTATCAAGTGATAGGCTTGACAAATCTGCGACCCAGTTATAACAATTTTCTACTGAATTATTTGAAAATGTTTCTATTACCATTGGTGTGATTTGATAACTTGACGCATCACTACCAACAATGTCAATTATTATAGAGTCTTGATTTTGAACTTTACCTGTGATAAGACCTTCACCTGTGACAACACTAAGGTTAGTGACAGATACTACTGGAGTAGAAGCAACAGTATATGTTGTTTCCGCTTGTTTCGATCCATACCCATTCGTAACTGTGGCACGAACTGTATAAGTTTCTCCCGGAGTTAAAGTAACATCGCCTGTAGCATTCAAACCAGGACTATATGCTGGGTTTGGTCCATACCTACCATTGATAAACGCAATTACATGTCTGAAGTCGTTGGGTTCGTAATAATAACTAGTATTTTCCCATACAACATTTGATAGACTGTCTATTATCTTAAAGTTTATCGTTGTTCCGACAAATGAAAGTGCTGTGGGGATATGTATTCTTATCTCTTCTGAACCTTTATCTAGATTCACATAGGTTATGTAAACTTCTGGGACACTATATGGATTAAACGGTTTTAAACTTCTGTTATATGTAACACTTTGTCCGGTGGTAGCGTAATAAAAGAATTCAGAGTCGTTTAATACAGGTGTATTAAAAGATAAATTTGGAGCGATTACCCCAAACGTATAAAAATTCGTAGAATATGGAGTAATAGATTCTAGTTTTTTCGGTTCTCTATCGAACGGGGAACAAACAATTTTTGATATCTGTAGATTTTCAAGACCGCTACCAGCATGAGCAACATTATAATCACCAGACATTAACCAAAATGATGAGCCATCCCAGTAATCAGGTGTAAACGGCAAAAACAAACTTGAACGGTCAAATACAGTGTCCATAGCATCAAAGTTGTTACCATAAGAACCACCAAATGTAGTATACAGTGAGTTTGGAACTAACTCAATGCGCGGTTTATCAAGCGCGTCAATTTGTGCTTGTGTGTAGTCATAGTAATTGTCAACTATTAGTTTGAACTTATACCAAGTTGAAGTTATCTGGTCAGTTTCATTGATAAAATATGTTCTTGGTTCAAAAGCACCAGCATCAAACATACCATATTTGTGAATACGATAGTCTTTGTCAGTCCCTTGTTCTGGGTTTGTTGCTCCGTATCTGAAATAGTCGTAGTTTCTTATTTCTTTAACACCATTGACTACTATAGACCCGTTAACAACATTAAAATCAAGATGAATTGACATTAATTCTTCAAAAGAATATTTGAAGTTGTTTGCGTCATAATATGCGAATGCGTCATTTACCCAAGAATGAGCGGAAGTTATTGATCCGCAATTTCTCCAGTCCGGTATATCTCTGAATATGTCCATATATAGACCACCGGGCGAAGCATCAGCGTGGAAGAAATACGCACCGTTGACAGGGTATATTGGTCCTCCTATTGTTCCGAATCTATCGACATCAAGATTGTCATACCATACGCCATCATATCCAACTGGTAAAGATCCATTACTTTCGAGAGGAGAAATAGCAGTATAATACTGGTGCCAATATCTAAAAGCAACGTCTTTATCGCCTATGGAGTAATCAACCCCATCAGGCGGATTAGGTATTTCAAATTGTGAACCACTAAACGATTCCCAATACCAAGATGGGTCGCCAGTTGAAGGATACTCCCCCGGAGTGAGTATTCCGTCTTTAAATTCCCTCCAGTTGGGGTCTGCTATAAAGTAACTGTCCACACCGTATGAGTCCGGTCCTGTTTTATTATAGTCTTTGGCAAAATACATTTGGTCGTTATTCAAGATAACGGAAATTGTTCTAGGCGAACCCGCTGAATATTCAGCAATGTGTATTTTCCACATACCGGGTTCATCGAATGTAAATCCGGTGCTTGGATAATCCATAGCGTAACGTTGTGGATGGTGGTATGCGTAATCTACACCATATGTATCCGAATCGTCTGGATCTACAAGTGGCACAGTATATTTAAATATTACTTTATCTAATATAACTTTGGGGATAGTGCCAGTAGCATAATCAGAAAACCTATCAAACCAATCAATTATAGCCAACGCCATTTGATTCATTGTCAGACCTTGTGGATTCAAGAAATCTATAGTAGCCTGATCCAATCCTGAGAATCTAGTAGTTAGTGCCGCTTCTATATCTGTAGAATTGGCTAAGAAAGGAAACTTAGCATACAAGGAAGCGGAATCATTTCCCGCCGCCGCATATAAATTTGTATACTCACTTAAGTCATATGTAAACATGTATTATCCTAGTGGGCCTGCTTTGCCGCGTTTGTTGTAAGCAGATTGAATAACGCCTTCTATGATATTCTTGTTGTCTATCAAGAATTGAACACCAGTTTGTGTATCAACTGCGTTAATTTCAAAAGTAACATTAAGATTGCCGCCGTCACCGCCACCACCAAGTTCATGGTTTGGTATTACAGTTCCAGCACCGTTCGGCATAAAGACTTCTGGTCCTTTTTCACCTACGATTATTGGCTTACTACTATTATTTACTCGTCCGCCATCAGCAAAGAATCCACCAAAGATACTACCTAATCCACCAGTCATTGCGTTAATGAGTGGTTGAACGATAATGATTTGAATTAGAGCATCAAGAATTTGACCCAACACCATTTTAGCAATGTCACGAAGACCTTCAAACCCTGATTTAACACCTGTGAACATGTCACGGAATGTTGAAGTCATTGAACCTGCTAACCCTTCGAATCTACCTTTCAAGTTTTCAGTAAAATCTTTAACAGTAGACGACATTTCATCTGATTTGTCGATAACTTCTACCATTGAAGCGAGTCTTTCATCGAGAGCAGTTTTTACCTCTTGTTCTGTTAGACCATATTTCTTGGCAAGACTTGTGATATTCTGATATGCTCGCTGTAGTGCTAACATTTCATCTTTTTGGTCTTTAACTGCTTTAACCGTTTGGTCAACAACCCCAAGTTGCTCATTTAATTTTTCAGTTGAAGATTTGACTTTATCGTCATTAATACCTAGAATAGCATGTAGACGTTCTTTCGCTTCCATGTATTTTTCTAGGGAAAGAATACCATCATCATATTCTTGTGTTAGTTGACTTAATGCTTCACGTGCCCAACCTTTAAGCGCAATTTCTTCTTCAACATTTGACATTAGTTCTTGTAGTCGTTTGTTGTAATCGTTTGCGCCAGTGATCATATCTTGCTGTTCTTCGTTAAGTGCTTTAACACCATTTTTAGCAGTGTAAAGAGCACCATTGTAGGCAAGCAATGCTTCTGCTAGATTGTTATAAACGAAAGCACCATTTGGATCAGTTTGGTCTTGGGCATCCATTAATGCTTTAACAGACTCAACTACAGCATTGTTTTTGCTGATTAGTTCGTCTAACTCATCGGATGTTCCAGCAAAGTTTTTCATTGCTTCTGTAGCACCATAGATAGCATTTGTGGTAGTGAATATTGGGTCAGCAAGTTCGTCAGCATTCAAATCAGAAGAGAATGTGAGTAGACCAAGAGCGGATGCGGCTTTGCCTGCTTTAGTTGCTAGTATTGCGAGTGCTGTAGTAGCACCTGTCCATTGCCCTGCGGCGACAACTGCGGCTGTTCCACTTGCTGTCAATGCTTTGGTTAGACCTGAAACTACACCTGATGCTGTTCTAGCACCGTTTGTAAATCTAATCATACGACCAAGCAATCGTGACAAATAATCACCTACTTTTAGACCTATGAATGTAAGCATAATAGCATTGATAGTATCCCAACTATCTGCTACGGTTCTTGCTAGACTACCAATTGTTCTCAATGCTTCGCCAACGCCTTGACCAAGAGAACGAATCAATTCCTTATTGTTTCTCAACAATTGAGCAGTTGAATCAGATATTTCTTTTAGAGCAGGAGCAAGACCTTCCATGAAAGCAATTGCGGCTTCGTTGGCTGCACCTTTCAAGTTAGACAATGACTGACTTAGTGTTCCAGCATTTGCGGCGGCGGCACCACCAAATCGTGTATTACCTAATTGAACAAGTCTATTGGTTAATTCAGCGGTTGAATCTGCTATCGCAACTTGTTGGTCACCAATTCGAGCAACAAACCGGTCGTTTTCTTTAGAGACTTTGATACCAAACTCCTTAAGTCGTTCAAATTCTCCTGTGATACTGTCAGCAACGGCTTCTGCTAGTTGTGATAACGTCTTACCATTAGCAGTGGCAATGTTAGATAGTGCGGTAAGTGATTTAGAACTGGTGTCTATACCTGTTCGTGTGAATATAGTGAATGCCTGTGTTACATCCTCTAGATCCTGAGGTAGTGAATTGGCAAGTTTTTGTAGTCTTTCTAATTCTTTGTTTGCTTTCTGTTGTGAACCTAAGAATGTAGTTAAGACTGTTCTATACTTTTCATATGCTGTATACTGTCTGACAATTGAGTTAGCAATCGCCCCAGTTGCAATGGCGGCAGCCGCTGTTGCGGCTACCTTGAGTGTTTTAGAAAGTCCACTAGCGGCTCTGTCGATATTTTTGAGTTTCTGTGATACTCTGTCATTTAACTCTATCGTTACTTCTAAATCCGACATTAGTGTTTCTCCATGAATATGTTACGATGCCATCCTTATCTCTTTAACTTCGGCTGTTGCTGCTGTTGACTTTCACTTTCCATCTTGTAAAAAGCAAGCCAGTATGACATTTCAGCATAGTCCATTTCAAGTATCTCGTTGAGTGGACAACCTCTTCTGTCGGCTAACCAGAAAAAGGTATATATCTGTTTGTCAGTCTTTAGTTTTTTACTGCGGCATCCACCGACATACCTTCGTCATCGTCTGCTGTCAAATGATTAACAATTTTGATAATAACTTCTGGGTCAACAGAGTTCATCAATTCAGTCTTACTGGCATCCGTAAAGACTTTTTTGCCGTCGCTGTCAAGGCATTTATTGATTACCATTTGAACAAGTGCTTCTGCGGTCTTACCCTGTTGTTGTAGTTCAATAATCTTACCTTCATTCTTAAAGTTTGTTCCTCGCTTGAAATAAAATGTAGTGTCCCATTCATCAATGTAGAATGACTTGAGTTCACCACTCATCACATCGCGGAAATGTGATTTTGCTTTTACTAATATTTCATTTGACATAATTTACCTTCCTATATTCGTTTATTGCGCCATTTGTTACGCAACTTATTTATTGCTGGTTTAACCATGCCTTTTGGCGCTTGATTACTCCAGCCGTCTTCTAATGCTTCAATATAATCAGCATCGTTAGATATTGAGTCGCGGCGTTTACGCCAACGACTCTTAGCATAACCAGTGTCAACAGGAGTTTCGTCCTTAAGATAACCCTTAAGGTCTTCTGACATTGCTTCTATCCCACGATCAAGTCGTTTACGAATAGAGTCACCAAGATTCCCTTTGACACTGACTTTAATCATGCTTACACACCGTTCTCAGTTGTGATTGGACCTGTGCCCATAATTGAGATTGATGCTTCCACTACACCGTCAACTGAAGACGAAATAGAACGTGAAGTTACATAACCGTTACCAGTGTAACCTAGTTCGTATTGCGCATCACCTGCTGGCCAGAAGTGGAATGTTAGTTCGGTTGAACCCGGTTGAAGCATACCTGCTTCTGTTTTATCCGCGATACCAGAACCGTCATCTACTGTCCAGAAAACTTCCATTGTAGCAGTCCACGCCTTGAATGTTGGTAGGTTTGTGCGGAAAGTAACACCGTTCACGTTCATGTGAGTAGCGTCAACTGTCTCTTGTGTTTCTTCCACTGAGAAAGAACGAATTGAGGCGATTGCGGTTGACCCGCTGTAGACTACGCCGCTTGAGCCTGTGAATAGTTCTGTAGCCATGTTATTGGTCTCCTATTAAATTAACTATTTCCACGATCATGGTAATATTGTATAACATAAGTTTGTGTTTGCGATACTATTGGAAAAGCACTTTCGTCTATTTCCTGAACCTCCCTCAATTCGGTAATCAATGCTGATTTACCACGAGTTCGGTCAACTTCCAATGCTTCTTCTACCAATTCAAGTATATCGTTGACTTGCTTATTAGTGTTGACAGATTTGCTTTCCCCTTTAACATACGCTGTAACATCCACATACATGGTGCACAGTTTATGTTGCATAGTAATATCTTCTCTATCTTCACGATTGACTGATACTTGTATGACTGGGAATGACTGTCTGCCTAATTTGGCAAAATCAATAGGTTTTATAGACACTTTACCAATCTTGCGAGTTGGTAATGCCGAGATAGTATCAACGAGATTGTTAAAACATTCGTTTCTCTTACTCATCTATATAACCTCATACTTTGTTGATAGTTGCTTTCGCCAGCATCTATGTTTCCATCGGCATCAAAGTCGTAAGAAACACCTGCGGCTAAAACAGCATTGAATTCTTCAGTGAAGCGTTGACGATAAAATTCCATCATTGACAGAAAAGTATCTGCTTCACTGAAGTTCGCTAACTGAGGGAGTATGTAGTATGCTAACGCATGGTATACTGTTGCTCTTTCCCATTCTGCGGCTACAAGTTTAGTAGCGTCAAATGAGGAAGCAGGATACCCAGTAGTGCTCCACCATTTACCTTTCAGATCACGCTGAATGTCAGAAGTTGAGCGTGTCAACTCTGTTTCAAACGTTGTAATCCCATGATCGAAGATATCTGGAACATACTGTTGTAATGTAGCATTAGTAGCATACATATACTATCCTCCTAAACTTAGGCTACGTTGATTAGTTTAACAGCGCGAGTAGCGTCTACTAGACCAACACCAGCGTGTAGAGATGCTACAGCATCAACACCCACTGCTTCAGCACGGCGAGCGATTTCTAGGTCAACATTCTTCTGAAGTGCGATACGACCAGCGTCTTCAGCGAAGATGTAACCAGAAGTGTTTGCCGCAGTAACGTAAGAAGAAGTGAAGAACTGAACACCACCTAGCATACCCAAGAAACCACCACGGATTGCTTGACCTTGTAGACCTTCACCACCAGCGTATGCCGCAGTGCCTAGAAGTTTAAGGATTTCAGTAGCAGCCGCTGGAGATACGATACCACGTAGCATACCAGTTTCGCCTGTTTCACGGAT